TCAATGATGATGACTTTGTGTTTTGCAGTTGAAGAAAGCGAGACGGTCGAAGCGAAATTCTTCGCAGTATTTCTGACGGTATCGAGGAATCGTCCTTCATCGGATCCATTGATGACATAAAAATCTACTCCTAATTCATTGCAGAGTGCTTTTGCTACCGTAGTCTTTCCACACCCAGCAGGACCTGCAAGGAGCATATTTGGTATCTCACCTTTATCTAGGAAGTCTTGGAAAGTCTTCTTAATATTTGTTGGTAAAATACAATCTTCAATTGTCTTGGGTCGATACTTCTCAACCCACAAAAATTCATCACGCATTTTCTATTTTCACCAAGGTAAACGAACCATCATCATTAGGGTTCCATTCTAGCACATCACCCTCAATCCATCCAAGTTCCTCCATAAGTTCATCAGGGAAGGTTAGAATCCCATTTTCATCAACTGTCAAAGTAGTTTTCATTCTAAAGGTCTTGTAAAAGTTTCAGTCTCATGACTGGTTGCACCAAGTGCATTGTACATATAACTAGCGGCAGATTCAGGGATAGTATGATCTCCACAAGTAAAGACATCACAGACTGCCATACCTTTCTCAGGCCAAGTATGTACGCTAATATGACTCTCAGCAAGGAGAGCAACAGCAGTTACACCTTGAGGATCAAACTTATGTGATTGAATCCCAAGGAGAGTGCTTTCAGACAGTGTAGCAGCATTCACAAGGACATTGTGTATGTGTGCCTCATCATCTAGTAGTCCGTGTGGACATCCCTTAAGTGTGAAGAGGATATGTTTCATTCAGATGCTCTCCACTCTTTTCTCATTTTAACATACTCTACATCATATGCAGCTTTGTCTCGCACTTCCTTAAAAATAGTAGCACTTTTTGCTTTTGTATTTGTTCTCCAATCGTGCTCTTGGGGTCTGACTTTACCAGACATTTTATCGTACTTCCTTCCACTGGAATGATTAGCATAGCGACGTGCTCGCGTAAAACCCATCTCCAGGAATTTCCGTGCCATGTCCATACCAATGAAGTCGCGTTCAGTCTTAAATCTACAGAACATTTGGTATATCGTATCAGCAGATTTGCGAGCAGTAGGTTCATCTACAAATCTCCAATTAGCACATATATCGTTAGTGTAAGGGCGTACCAGTAGCACTCCTTGTTCTCCCCTTCCAATACGATAAAGTTTACGAGTCTCTGCATCTGTGAAGTCAAGCGACTTGTAATCGAGTTCATAATCAAATTCTTTCATTGTGCAAAATTGGGTTACTTGAATCCTTTTGTTTTGTCAATGACTTCGATGTGTGAGAGGAATGCTTTTTTATTCCACCATATAATAGCAGCATCCTGCCAGTTATCTACTACAACGTGGTCACCTGTCTTACTGAACACTTTATAGTGGTGGCGATCATAAAGTTTGTCAGAGGATACCTCAAAGTACTGAGGGTCTGTCTTTTCAATTAGGGCAGTCATTTCCAGTGAATTCGATTACGATAGTTTTTGAACTTTTTAATAAGTTCTTTATGAAGAATTCCAGGATGATCAATCTGTTCACTCCTGGATATAGTGTAACTTGAAGTTCTTTCCAAGCAAGTAATGATGTGGTCAACTTCTTGTGGGGTCAAATTCATTTACGTTTTCCTGCTTCTACTTTACTCCAGGGGGCATAGAGAGGTCCATCATAGTCTCTCTTTTTAACACCTCTATAGTTAGTGTTAATTAATATTCTAACAGGATATTCTCTGGGACACATGCCAGTATGAACATGATTACCAGGAAAAACTACTAGTTTATTTTCTTTTGGTATTACTTGTTGTTTTTCTGTGAGAACAATGTCTTTTGGAATTTCTCCACAGAACCTCTTTTCATTATAGATGATAGTAGGAGCATCACTATCAGTAATATAAAAAATTGATGTGGTGTGTTCTCTATCACAATCAATATGAGGACCAAAGGTAATTTCCTTATCCCCACGATATGTGGTCATATCCAATCTACATCGAATTACTTCTTTTAGATTGAATTGATGTTTGATTTTTTCATTTAGATACTTTACTTGAGAGATGTGCGATCCTTCATTAGAAAGATATGCTTCTGGTCCGTCTTCTTCATCAACAACACCAGAGGAGAATCCATAGTAAATTCTAGGATCTCCTTCACTCTCTACAGATATTCCTTTAGTAAATCCCCAAGAGTTGCTGTTTATAACTTCTCTTTGAAGAACCTTAAATTCAGATTCCTCTAAGAAATTATCAACTACAATTATCTCCTCTACCTTGGGTGTATTAAAAGGAAACATCAACCAAAAGTCGAATCAGGTTCCAAAGCAATGAAATACTTCAGATCATAGTCTTTACTAGTAAAGCGAGAGAGAAGTTTCTGTGAGACTACGACTTCATAAGTTCCAGGAATAACTTTGATGTTTTCGACTTTGAAGTTAAAGCAGAAAGTATTGGTAGTTTCACCAACAACTGCAGCATAGTCATTAGAAGTATCGTTCTTCTTATCACGAACAACCAGTTTGACAACACCGTTCTCACCAACGGCAGAGAAGTCTGGCAGTTGATAGACTGCTGCTGCTTTAAGAAGTTTGTCCAGTTGCTGAGTAGTAAGTTCAAAGCACACGTCTTCAGTGGGAAGAGTGATATCCTTGTCAGGCGGAGTCACAATGACATTAGGATCTGCAAAGAAATATTTGGAACGAGAACGACCTTCCTTGATAACAACATATCCGTTGTTTGCAAAGTCAAGGTCAGGTTTCTGGTGCAAAGACAAACCGTTAAGAAACTGGTTTAGATCATAGATACCAAAGTCCTGGGGAATATCTTCGTTGATGGTTGCTTCAGCAAGAATATTCTTCATCACACTGATTGTGCGAAGACTATTACCCTCTTTGAAAAGGATAGACTGATTGATCGTGCTAAAGTTCTTCAGCAGGTTAAGAGTTGAATCAGACAGGTTCATAGTGTGTGGTTTCAGTTTCATTGGGGATAAGTTTCGCGTTTTGCATTCCTATCATTGAAATGCATTAGAAGAACAGCATAGTGCAAAATCTTCATAATGTCACGCCGTGCAGTGCCTTTCTTATCATAGCGAGAGGCATACTTGAGGATATTGGAGCGGCAGAATGCTTCTCCATCTCCACATGCTTCAATCAGGTCAAGTGTTTGAATCTTATTATCACCAGCAGAGTAGTGAGCATTGTATGTGCCAGAGATATAATCTTGCAATTCCTTGAGGATTGTATCCTCGTCATATTTGTATCTATTGGGATCGTTGTTCATAAGAGTTTTGATCAAAAATTCATAACCGAAGTCACTATCTTGTTTATCCATTTTTAGGATTTCGTCGTAAAGCATGGACCAAGCGTTTGTCATAATTATATCAGTTCTGTGCTTCCTCGTCAATTGGCATTTGGAAATCAGCATCCACCTTATCATAGAGTTCCATGAATGCTTGCTTGGTGTCATCATCAAAACGATTCACACAGACTTCCATTGCCATCTCTTTCTTACCAAAGATTTTGAATGCACGGATGATATGAACCAGACGACGGGTGCTGATGATCTCATCTACACCACCATCATAGAAGGTCTTACGGATGATATCCGCCCAGTCCACAAGACGTTTGCAGAACTCAGGGGCAACTACATTAAGGTCGCGTGCTACACCTTCCAGGATCTTCAACTCCGTGGATGGCGTGGGGTACGCCTGCTCGAAGGTGACTGGAAATCGCTCAAGGAAGGCTTCGTTGAGCACGTTAGTTCCAATGAATCGTCCATCGTCTGAACCTTTACCTTTAGTGTTTGCGGTTGCGATGACATTGAAACCTGCACTGGGATGGACAAACTGTCCAATCTTTTTAAGGAAGACTCCATTTCCTTCAAGGATAGACTGGAGACAGAGAATTTTATTAGAGGCAAGGTCGATCTCGTCAAGGAGCAGGACAGCTCCTCGCTGGAGTGCTTCAATGACTGGTCCATTATGCCAGACGGTTGCACCATTGACAAGGCGGAAACCGCCAATAAGATCATCTTCATCAGTTTCGATTGTAATGTTTACACGGATAAGTTCTCGTCCGAGTTGGGCACACGCTTGTTCGACAGAAAGCGTTTTACCATTGCCCGAGAGACCCGTGATAAACGTAGGGTAGAAGAGACGGGACTGAATAATTTTTTTAATAGAGCCGAAATTGCCAAACTGGACGAAGGTATCATCTTTTTTAGGGATAAGGTTCTGTTCAATAGCAGGCATTGCTGCAGGAGCACTATAAGTTACTTCTAGTTCCTTGACTGTTCCTTTCGTTACTTCCAAGTTCCACTTACCGCGACCAACTTTGTAATCGATGAGTTTGTTAGTGGCAGTTTGATATGCACAGTCGTTCATCGTACACCAAGCACGAACGTCTGCAGCAGTGAACTCAGTACCGTAAAGATTTTGAAGTGAACTGATGATACCGCTTTTAGACAGACCCATTTGATTTATTTGAACTGTAGTTATTATAAAGCAGAAAGGGGGACCATCGGACCCCCTTGTGACAGATATTCATGTGATTCCTCTAATCTTCTTCCATTTGTGAAACATAGCTTGCAAATGCCATGACTGTGCCAAACTTTTTGCGCCCTCTTCCAAACGTTGAAGATCTCTCTTATCACTTGTAAACTGTTTATAATCTTCGCGCCAATTAATTTCTTTAGTCATGCAATCAACCCTACGAACTCACCCAGAACTTTCTTATTTAGTTTCTTAGTCTTCAAAGATTTAATGAAAGCAGACTTAATCTTTGCCTTTGTAGCACCTTCATCAACATCAAACTCAGGGTCTGCTGCTAGTGATGTTGCAGACATTGCAAAGTATGCATCATACCCAGAAGTTTTAATTGTAAAACTACGATGCTTCTTCCACTCTTTCATAGTTTTAATATAATTTTCATTGTGCTCATCATTATTATGCATCTTAATAAAGGAGCTAGCGTCCCTACCCTCAAGGATACGAATACCAATAAAGTTTGTATTGGGAAAACGATCTTTCAAGTTAGTCAACAAAGTATTAGTGAACTGAAACCAACGATATCCGATGCTATAGGTTGCTCCAAGTTTACGATCACGGATAAAAGTATTTGAACGAAGATTATTACGTCCAATATATTCTTCCTCCTCCCAAGGGCGTTTGACAACAACATGATAAGGAATATGATTTGCTTCACCATCAGTCAACACAATACACTGAACTTTTTGAATATTATGTTCTTTTTGGAAGGAGGGAAGAATCTGATGAAGAGAGATCAATGCTTCATTCAAAGGAGTGCCAGAGAGACCTAACTTCCTGGGTGTTGTCATAGTATAGGGATAACATGAATAAAATGATTCAACAACTCTCCAAAGATTAAGCATTTGCTTATCAATATCCTTAACTTTGCTGCTTAAGAGATTCATCATAGAGAAGTCAGGGGAAACCGAAAGAAGACCCACTTCTGCCATATAGTGAGGTGGATGTTCAACCAACTTACCATAATCACTCCAAGCAGTCTCATTCCACTCATTAGTGAATGCATACACTTCAAATGGGATATTGATTTTATTACAGAACCAAATCAAATTAAAAAGTTGTTTAATGGTGTCTTTCATAACATACCCCATTGAACCAGACCAGTCCAAAACAAATACAAGACCATGATTTTTACCATCTGCAAGGGTGGTTACTTTCTTAAAGAGGTCTTCATTGTATTTGTATGTGTGCAGTTTAGAGCAGTCCAAAACACCAGTGCGTGAAGTAGTAGCACGAGCATAGGAATCTGCTGCCTTACGGCATTCAAACTCTTTCACCAGATAGTTCACTTCCTTTTGAGCGGACCTTTTGAAATCGATAAACCTAGATTCATCAACAGGTCCAACCTTTTCCACATACTTAGCATAAGACTCATTAATCAAGTTGTGAATATCTTCATTCTTTACAACAACAGTTTTAAGATTCACCTTTGGAATCTCAACATAATAATTTGGGCTTTGATTATCTGTGACCAAATCTTTGAGTTTACTCTGAAGAAGTTCATCAGTGGTAACTGAGGGATCTTCTACTTCCACCTCTCCAATCTCACTACGAGATTGAACTTTCTCAGATTTTTCCTCGTATGAATCTTGCTTCTCTACTTCAGCGGTTCCCTCACCCAGGTCAGGAGACTCCTCCTTAACATCTTCACTCTGCTGTCCACCCTCAGTAGTAGGGTTAGGGGGGCAGAATACTTCTGCTTCTTTTTCCTTCTTCTCTTTACAGAACTCATACAGAACCCTAGCAGCATCTACAGCATCGCTGAAAGTCTCAGCAGCAGAAATCATATCAATGATTTGACGTTCAGCAAAATTGAACTCAATATTATGGAAGTTACCAATCTTAAAATAAAGGTTTGCCTTATCAGCAAGATTCATCTTATCAATATCAACCTCTTCAAGTTCAAAGAAGTCGTCACTATTAAGTTCTTTATATCCACGAAAGAAAGTCTTTGACATTCCAGCATACTTACACTTCATCAACTTTTCAATACGTGCATCTTCGGTCACGTTGATAAATTGGTGAGGAACATCTTGTGGGGGATCCTCATTAGGCGTATACAGGGCATGTCCTACCTCGTGTCCGACAAGCATATCATATACAAAGTTACTTGCTTTATCCCACATAGGGAGAGTCAACACACGAGTCTTAACGTTAAACTGTGCAGTCTCAATATTCTTGTGCTCAACCATCAGGTCCTCAGTAGCAAGCAGTTTAGCAAGTTGCGACTTGATTTCGTAGTTGACTGCCATGTGTTCTCTTGTCTATGAGACCATTATACGAAAAAACCCTGTGTCTCCACAGGGCATTGTGCCACTAATCATGCTGTCTCCAGTCATTTTTTCTTTTGGTTGTATTCAATTACAATTTTTTCGTGAGTTGTAAATTTGTCAGTGCAAGTATAATGACTTGCTTCACCACCCAATATTCTGCATATGTTATCTAGTTGCATTTCAAGTGCAAAGTTTTTGTCATTTTCAAACTTCATAGATCGATCTCAAGTTGTAGTTTACGTTCTTCTTCTATTCTATTGTGCTCTGCCCACATCTCAGCAACCATATCTACTGCTGGTGGTGTTTGGTAATGTGCTGGTGGTTTTGACTGCCACTCATCAATTACTTCCTGTGTAGGGATAGAAATTCGGAAAGGAATATTATCCTCTTCAAACTCTTTATTCATATCAATGTATGTCTGAGGCGTAATCACAGGGTCCTCTCTAATCTATTTTCTGCTTGGTCTGGGAAATCTCTTGGTCTACTATCAGTGGCATTATCTGTTCTAGCAGAACCTTCATTCGCCTTCATCGTATGCTGATAGTTTGGTCGTGGATATCTGATACGAAATGGATCAGGCATCCAATATGTTACCTGCCATTCTTGATCGGGATTTAACTCTAGGTGCTTCTCTACACTATGACAGAAACTACCTAATTGAATATACCCGTCATGACTGATGCATCTACCGTTGCCAGCATCAACCAAGAACATCATCTTGCTACTCAATCTCTTTGTCTCCAATCATCGGGTTTATCCTGTTGAAACCAATCTTTAATATCGTCAGCACTGTCGAAACCCCTTTTATGATTAGATGGATCGGGGTCTCCTAGTCCCATCCTATTCAAAAAATCGTCAGCACTACCCTCTTCAATTCCTTTAGATTGGCGGCGGGCTTTACGCAACCACTCCCTAGCAGTTGTATTTGCCTTGGACAGTTTCTCTGCCCAGATCATATCTTCTAATTTTACTTCTTCATTGTTAGCAATACATTTACAGATAAACTCTAGTCTGAGACGGTATTGAGTAGATAGCATGTTAATTATGTTTGAGTTTGTCTTTTAGATCAAGAACCTTGTTAACCTCAGCAACCGCACTAGACATTCTAGCACTTAAAATATCCATAATATCTTCATAGATTACTTCGTTGTCTACGTAGTTATCGAAGTATAAGTCTAGTGACTCTTTAAGGTATCTTTTACGATGCCACTCAGGTGAGTATGGTTTGTATTCCATGATGTAAATTTCAGAGAGTAAAATTATTTAGACCAGTAAACTGAATCCTTTTACTTTTTCAAAACGTAAAACGTTTTCAAATTTGTCTTCCATTCCGGTCTTGTGCGAGATTACAAATATATTAGCATCCTTAACTACATATCGAATGATCTTAAGAAATTCTTCTGTTCCTTGTCCATCAAGTGAACTATCAAAGACTTCATCCAAAATCATAAGATTTGTTGAAATTGAATTTTTGAATCTGGCAACTTCCCTCCAGGTGAAGAGAAGTGCTAGGTCAATTCTTTGTTTTTCACCTTCACTAAAAGAAGCATATGAAAAGTCTTCATGGATTGGTGACTGGATGGTTTCATTAAACTCCTCATCAAGAGTAAAGTTTATGTAGAAGTCCATCATCTGTAGATAACGGTTTACTTGCTGATTTATCAGCGGTAGATACTTCTTAATGATTTTAGTCTTAACTCCACCATCCTTCAACAGTCCATAAGTAAAGTCATAATAATTGATTTGATCCTTGTAAGTGACTAATTCGTCATAAGTTCTTTGGAGATCCTCTTTGAAGGTTTCTAACTTGTCATGCTCAATATTTCTATTTGCAAGTTGATCGGTAATTCTTTGAATTTCCGATTCCAGATCTCTGACTTGTCGTTGACATCCAGTGATCCTAGTATTGTTTTTAGAAATGTCATTATTGAGTTTTGTAATCTCCTTCGATAGAGCAATGAATTGACGCTCTCGCTCTTCTTCTTCTTCAATTGCCTCCTCTAGTTCTTTATAACCAGATTGCAACTCCTTTGCCTTAGTTTGAGCGTCGTTAATCTTATTTATTCTAAACTCTTCGTCAATAGATTGCGTGCAAGTGGGACAAACCATATTTTCTGTAAAGAACTTATGCTCTTTAGTAATAGTAGATACTTTCTGCGAGATTTTTCCTTTTAGATTTCCTAACTTACGGAGTTTATCAGTAGCACCAGTAACATACTCTTGTTCTTTAATATATCCAAAGACACTCTCTTCAAGGAAAGATGTTTCCTTAACATAAACATCTACTTCTTTGACAAGTTGAGTTGCTTTTTTCTTATTGTCCTCAATTTTTTCTTTACCAGTATTCTCTAACTGCTCAATAAAGTTTTTCTGCATCTCAAGTTTTTCATTGAGATTATCTTTCTTAAGATTTAAAACTTTGATTGAATCTTTAGTTTGACGAATCTTATCTTTAATAATTGTGTTCATTGAAGAGAAGATTTTAATATCCAAGAGATCTTCAATCACCTCTCTACGATTCGATGCTGTAAGTTGCATGAAAGGCACAAAGGTGCTGCTCCCAAGAATCACAATTTGAGTAAAAGATTTATAGTTCATCTTTAGAACATTCTGTTCCAACCATTTCTGTTGGTCGTTAGTTGCTGCAGATTGATCTAAAAGTTTATCGCCTCTATGAATTTCAAAAACATTCGGTTTAATTCCCCGACACACTTTCCAATTAGTGTTATTAATTGAAAACTCAACTTCAACTCTACAGTCTCTCTCATTAGTAGAGTTTGGAAGTTGTGGTTTATTAATTTTACGAAATGGTTTTCCAAATAGAGCAAAGGTCAGCGCATCTAACACTGTGCTTTTACCTGCACCGTTGCTACCAACAATCAAAGTAGTTGAACTTTTTTGAAAATCAATTTCAGAGAATTGATTGCCGGTGCTTAAAAAGTTTTTCCAACGAATCTTTTCAAATAAAATCATGCTCAGTTTTTGGCGGAATTACAATGTCATTAGGTGATATCACCGTGTATTCATATCCGTGTGATTCACAGATAGTCATCATCATCTCATCATCTACTTCTATGATGTGCATTTCAGGATAGTCACCATCCTCTTCTAACATCATAGCATATCTTGTTGCATCATCTGCATCTTCAAAGAGATATAATATCTGATCTCCCTCTTCATTCTGCACGGAGTATGCTCCTTCGTCCTCCCTCCCAAGTTTCGTTAGAATAAACATCAAACCATCTCACATGCTTCCTGATATACTTCTTGAACTATCCGTTGGATGGTAGATTTTTCAAGGTTTATCTCAGACTCTTCAATATATCTATTTAAAATAGAAAGAGTGTCTTCAGATTCAAATGCTTCAAACTCTTCACTTTCTTGGAACTGAAAGTTCTCAACAACCTTTAGTTCAAATACACCAGAAGCATAGAGTTTATCAATAAACTTTTCAAACTTTTTAAGGTCAGACTTTTTGCGAACAATAACTTTTACAATCTTGTTCTCATACTCACGAGTATCAAATGTCTGATAGTTTGTATCCTCATAGTAAATGTTGTAGAACATTCTATTAGGATTATTAACGTACTCCCACTTTAAAGTATCAGTATCAAAGATTGTAAATCCACGCTTGTCATTGGCATCATTCCAAAACATTTCATATGGATTACCTAAGTAGTAGATTCTTCCGTCGTCGCTCCGTGTATGGAAGTGTCCTGAAAACACTTTGTCGAACTTCTCAAATAAGTCGCACGCCAGACCTTCTTCCATGACGTGTCCACGATGCGCTCTGAATCCGTTGAGCTCAAGGTGCCCCATCGCACATATGCTATCAGTAGTTTTGACAACCTTGACAGTATCTTCAAAATTTTCTGCATTGATCCAAGGAATAAACAACACCTTTAGTTTATCTAGGAGAACCTCTTCACACTTGGAATACACCTTTACGTTATTATACTCACGAAGCAGTAAGTCTACAGCATTTACTTCATTTGTATTTTTATAGTATGCAGTGTGATTACCAACAATAGTATGAACAGTAACTCCCATATCACGGAGTCTGTCATAGTAGTTGTTCTTTGCCCAGGATAAAGCAGAAAAGTCAATACCCTTTCTACTATCAAAGGTGTCACCCATATCCACTACGGTAGTGATACCTTCTTCCTCTAGTCTGGGAAAGAATACTTCATTATAGAACTTCAGAAAATAATCATGGAACAACTTTGAGTTTTTTCTTGCTCCAAAATGTTGATCCGTGATAATTGCAACTTTCATTCTTCTTCTAAAGTCTTGTTATAAACGATAACTCTTTTCCCGTCATGGGTGAACACTAGTTCATCATCATGACCCCAGCAGAGTTCTTCAAAAAGCGAATTCAGTTTCGCCATATCATCAAATAGTGAGTCAGGATCAGACATGAGGTTACTTCAATTCAGGGTTTGGTTAAGAGGGGGACAAAGGGGTATATGGGTGTTGAGGTTTGTGCTCTCTATCCATAGGTTGAGACTTGGTGTCATCATTCCTGGATAGATTTTTCAATACAATGAAGGCATCCTTATTGTATTTGCGATGTCCAAGTGGTGATGACCACTTCTTATTGTAACCTTCTGGTTGATCAATACCACTCACTTGAGTGCCACCAATCTCTACAGCGATGTTGTCACCCTCTTGCCATCCTAGGTTCTCTAAAGCAATGGCAAGTTCTTTTGTTAATTTCATCCGCGCAATTTGCTGTGAACATTATCCTTAATTTGATTATAGTCGGAATACCCCATTCCGTCAACGCCATCGTCATAGAACACTTCACTATAACCTGACTTTTCAAGGATCTTGTTTTTAATTTCTAATTGACGCTTCTCTCTTTGGATCCTGCGGAGAAACGCATAATGAATGATCTGCGTAAAGTAAGCAAAAGGATTTTGGGATTTCTGAGGATTAAAATTATGAATGTACTGAACGCAATTTTCGATTCCATCCGAGATCATGTCCTCCTTGAACATGTAATTCACAAAATTAGGTTTGAAGGACAAGTGATTTGCAATCTTCAGAAAACACTCCCCAATGTAGCGGGGGATGACAGGTTTTACCTTTCCTTGAATCTGTGCAATTTCAACATCTTCACGGTACTTGATAAGTGCAGCCAAAAACTCTTTGTTGTTTACATAATGTTCCGACCTCTTTCTTTTTGCCATTGGTCTTATCATAAGTTTATCTCATAATATGTATGAATTATATCATCTTACTCTGTATTTGACAAGGTGCTTGACAAGTCCTTGAAATTTATGTACAATATCCTTTGTGAGGGTTCATAGGGAAGGCTTAACTTCTATAAGTCTTTATAAATTTTCTCTAGTATCTCTTTAGCATCATTGACTGTTGATATAAATCCCATCTTCTTACTTAGTTTAGGTTGACCAATCTTATCTGCATGTGAGTCTCTAACAAAAGATTGATACATGATAATCATATCTATGTCGGATGATTCAGACATTGTTAGAACATCATCTAACTTAAGCATGAACATATCATCTTTAGTAGTCTTTAACCAAGGTTCTATCTTATATCCAACAACACCAATACGTGATTTAATCTCATTAACAATAACAGGATTAGTAACGATCAATATAGTTCTATCCTCTTCTTCAGACGCTGCTACCTTGGCAAAGATCTCTTCACCAGAGTTTAGTTTAATTGTTGCGTAAAAGTCCTCTTCAATTCCCATGTTTTCCTAGTTGTATTGTAATTATCTCATAATTAAAATTTTCTTCGTTATAGATTTTAATTCTTTCGATTAGATGATTAAGTGTATAGTTTCTTCTATTTTTTGTTGAACAGTCGTCAGCAATATCATAAAGGATTGCTTTTACCTTGTCTTTTCCTTTTCTAAGAACTCTTCCAATACTTTGAAGATTTCTGATCCTGGACTTACTTGGAGAAGAAAAGATAACATTATGGAGATTTTTAATATTGATGCCTGTAGAAAAAGTTCCATAAGAAGCTACAATGATTGCATTCTTCTCTTTTTCCGTTATTTCTCTTACTAACTCTCTCTCTTCAGCATCTATACCGCCATGTATAAAAAATACCTTACGGTCATCTCGCTTGTTATTATTTATCTTATCATAGAGCACTGCTCCATGTGCTTCGACTCTGCTGTAAAGAACAAGAGAGTTGCCTTTAAGATCTAATGCTAGATTAGTAATAAATTTATTTCTTTGTTCATGGGAGATAAGATATTCAATCTCATCATTGTATGCTTCAAACGTTTGTGGTTTATGTTTAAGTACAAGACACTGAATATCAAGTTGTGATAGGTGTCCTTGCCGCATTAATTCATCTGTCCTAGTCACCTTGTATGATGGACCAAACAGTCCCTCTAAGACCCACTTATGCGTCTGTGTGCCGTCTAATGTACCAGTAAATCCAAATCTATATTTTGCATGGTGTAATTTTGTCATTATAGATATTAAAGACTTACTCTTAAACAAATGTGCTTCATCACCAATTACAACGTTATATTCTTCAAAGAAAGATCTGTCTAACTTGTAGACAGACTGCCACGTTGTGATTGTCACAGGAGCATCATTACTCTTTTCTCTACCAGAATAGATACGGTGACAATATGACTCAACATTCCAACCATAATCCTCAAAATCCTTATACATCTGCTCTACAAGAGATGTCGTTGGAACGATTAAGAGTATTTTTTGCCCTTTGTCAACGTAATATCTTACGAGGGAGTAAATCATCAGAGATTTGCCGCTGGCAGTGGGGCTTATCAATAGTTTTCTATTGTGCTTTAGAGCACCGAATACTCCCTCAACTTGATACTTCCTTGGTTGGTGAGAGCAGATAGACTGCATATAATCTTTAACACCCTCATATGAGATATGTTCGTTCTCCTCATATGGGGTTCCGTAATACTTATTATCTTCAAACTTATAACTGTATCCGTAGTTCTCACAGAACTGCACAATCTTATCTAATAGACCCACATAGATCTGCTTAGATCTTATATCGTAAAGGTGTATCTCACCATTCCAATACTTATTTCTATACTGAGGCATAAATTTTGCCCCATCTACTTCAAATTTAAAGTGATCTCTTAACTCATAATCAATATGAGGTTCAGTATTAATTTTTAAAAATACTTCGTTTGATTTAGATATAACAAGATTGGCAGTCGTATCAATCACGTAGATCCATTCATCTAATAATATTTATTACATATTTTCAAACTTATATTCTAATACCATTCTATACAACGAATCTCTTAAGTACCAAAGATGCTGCTGTTCCATTGGATGTCTGGCAGGAGCTCCTTCCCAATTTTCAATCCTCTTCAAAACACAGTGATGTAAGAGGTGAATATCCTCTATTGTCAAACTAACTGTATAATCAAATTCTTGACTTGGTTCAAACTCTTCGTTCATTATCCTAATCCTGCGTTGAATTTCATAAACTCAATAGCATTTTTAATTTGGAAAGTGCGATTGTTTATTTGTTTTAAAATGCTTTCTATGTATACTAACATAGTATCATAATAATCAATCTTAAGTGATGCGTTCGACAATTTAGCATCAGCATCAAGATACTTCTGCATGGTATCCTTATCTCTAATCTTCTTTGGAAAGGGATTTCCTATGTATACATCAGGGTCTGCTTTACCGCTGAAGTATTCGTATCTTTCGTGCCTAATGTTTTTTCTTTGTTGTTCTGCTTTCTTTCTTAGCAGAAAGATTGTATTATATAATTCAAAGTATTTTGCATGTAATGTAGGAATATTCAAAGATTCGTTGTGTAGATTATCTGGGTCTAACTTTGCATCCTTTTCCCACATTCCTTGAATACTATCAAGATCAATACTCATAACTCCTTGTTTTTCATATCAGTCACATTATAGATAGTATACTTGAATTCGACACTAGCTGTAAAGTACTGAATGTCAGTATCAGTAGCATCAAAAGTAAGTGTCGTTAAAGATGTTGGAAATAAATCTTTGAAGTTTACCTGAAACTTTGGAACTAAGTTATTGCTGAGAATTTGTAAGGTTCCGTCTGAGTATATATTTTGCCTATCTTTTACGTATGGTCCTTTGACGATGCCGCTGGCAGCGAGATCTCTAAACTCTTGCACTTCTTCTGGGTATCCTAGTCCACGAATCCAGTTTTGGATTTCCATGTAGTTTGATAAATCTTCATCAACAAGAAATCTTAATGATAGATCACCAAATTCTATCTTATCTCCAGGAGTTGGAATATCCCTTAAGTAGTTTGCTTGTATAGCAACACCAAGATTTAAATCTGGGATATTTGCCTCATTACAGAAAAAGGCAACTTTTGGACTCCTCTTTAAATTAAATCGAAACCCAGTAGGAGCAAGAAAATTACGATTTTCTATTTGTGATCTTGCCATCGTTTTTCTAAGTATTTAGATAAAAAAAGAGGGGTCCGAAGACCCCCCTTGCACTTCCTTCACACGTAAGGAAATTATATCACATGAGGTTCTTAACCGCAACTCTTCTGTAGTAACGGTTCTGGTTAACGTTGAGTGAACCCATGCCTTGGTCGGTTCCTTGAGCGAAGGGGTTGGAAACAAGACCATAACGGGTCTTGAAGCCAATTTTCGGCTGGAAGGAGTTCTCACCAACGGCACGAACCATCTGCAGAGGAACGTAAGGGCAGTAGAACAGACCTGCGTCATAGGGGGAAGAACCCTTATAACCACAGACGTAATACTGGTTGCCGTTTGCAGTGTTGTTAGCACTGAGGTTTGCAGAATAAGGATCGATGTATACACGATACTTACCTTGCAGAACACCAGCGAAGGTGTTACCCGTGTCATCAACGGTAAGATTAGCGTTGAGTGCAGGGGTGTAGTCAAGCACACCAGCCATGGTCAGTGCAGAAGCAACGTCTGCAGAGCACATGATAATGTTGCCCTTTCCGCGACGAGTTCTTTGTGCGATTGCGTTTGCATCACGCTCGATTTGGAACAGGAGACCCTTGAACTTCTCAACAGACCAACGTCCGTTGGAGTCAATGTCAAGGTCAAATACACCAGCGGTAGCGGTGTTTTGTACAGCACCTTGCTCAGCAACCTTATAGATGGTTCTGATGACTTCTCTGTTGATCTCAGCGAGGATCTCAGTGGAGAGAATGTTAGCAAGTTCTGCTTCTGCATTCAGACCGTGAATTGCCTTCAGGTCTTGTGCGAGTTCTAAGCTGTACTCTGCTTTCAGTGCTCTGGACTTAGCAGTAACAGTGACCTTCTCGATGGAGAAGTTCATCTGACCGAAAGCACCGTCAGGACCAGCACCATCTAATCCTTCAGCCACGTCGGTACGCATACCCTGACCAACGTCATAGGAGGTAGAAGTACCAGTGGAGACGGGGTTCAGAACTGCAGGGTTAGTGCCGGACTGAGTGGTAGTACCCATACCTGAGTTAACTGCCGTAGCGCCGTCGAGCTCGTTTCTAAATGCGTCCTGACCGGAGAATGCCGAATCGGGCTCATTGTAGAATGCCTCATCGCCAGTAGTACGGTTAGTACCATAGCGGGAGCGCATTGCGAAGATCAGTCCAGTAGGACCGTTCATTGGTTGTACGCCAGCCAGGTCATATGCGACCAGGTTAGGCATGGAGCGTCTGATCAAGGAGATCAGAACGGGGTCGAAACCTGCAACAGGACCGGTAGCGGTTGCATTAGCAGAGAAACCTGCATTAGAACCAGAACCAGTGTTCATGGTTGGGGTTTCAGACAGCATTCCTCCGTGCTCGAATGAGGATTGCTCTCTTAAAAATCTTTCTTGGTTTTCAAGCAGGACAGCAGTAACAGCTCTACGATGGGGATCTTTGATCTGATCGCAACCCTCATGATTGAGGAGAGGTGCCCACTTTTCCTGCAACTGTTCGGATTGGAACATTTGCTTTTACCTTTAGTGGATGTTTACGTTTGAAATAATCTAAAATTCAATTACTTACCAAAAGAACTCAAGGTCTTCAGATATGCGTTCATCGAACCAGAGTGGAACTCAGGTGATGAATCTACACCTTCAGAGAGAGTTTCGGTTTTGGTTGCAGTTGAAGTTTTCTCTGTGAAGTATGATTCCTTCAGCATCTCCAACTTTTCACGATATTGCTCTTCACTTTCAAACTCAACACTTTCGGAAAGTGATGCGAGTTTCTCCTTCTGGGTCGTTGCGAGCCCTTCAGAGACCTTATCAAGAATACCGTCAGCAGTTGCCTCAGAAAGGCGACCGTTCAAACTGATGTTCTTCTCAATCTGCTCGTTGAGTTTTGCTTCCATATCATCAAGTTTTTCTACCATGCTCTCAAGCACATCATATTTGTCTTCAGGGATTGTTACATAATGTTCTTCAAAAAGACCCTTCATTCCTTCAAGGAACGATTCGGTCATCTCAGTTTTGAGACCATGCTCAACAACGAGAGCGTTCTCAGCGAACCACTCGTCAGAAACATATTCTAAGTAAGAATCAACACGCTCAGCGAGTGATTCTTTTGCTTCTGCAACTTGCTCTTCAAGTGCAGCAGCATATTGTGCCTCTAATTGTTCTTTAACCATAGCAACCTTGGCATTGATTGCTGCTTCAAAGATGGTCTTTGCCTTTTCTTTGAATTCTTCGGAGAGTTCTTCGCCACCGAGGAGAGCATTGACATCTTCTTCGACATCATACTCTTCTACAGTTTCTTCGGTCTCCTCTTCTACAACCTCATCGACGATCTCTTGATCCTCTTCGATTGTATCTTCTGTGGAGAGTTCTTCTTCTTCTTTTGCCATGCCTTTTGCTGCTTCTGCGGGTTTTGCGCCTTTGGTTACAACATCCTTAACTTGTTTAAGGGTTCCACCAGGAGTCTTCAGCTTTGCTGAATTGTCATCTGGTTTGTAGTTCTCGGGAGTAGGACCCCCAAGATCTTCATAAGAACCAGCAACTGACGTATCCATAGGATCGGCTGCTTTTGCACTAGCATTAACAGCGGATTTAGATTGCTGTGTCTTTACTTCCATTTCTTGTAATTTTTTGCCACGAGACATTTGAACTCTCCGATTTACCTGTATTAAATCTATATTTATTTATAAATTAAAATATTTAATGTATCAAATTAGATACTATTTAAGAAATCATTGAACAGATTCAATTTCTGCTCATCTAATTTCTTTTGATCAACTAAAGTATTGATATGCTTATAGGTCTTTTCTGCATATTTTTCACGGAGGATGCCACCATCCCAGACCCAATCTTTTCCTTCCATAATACCTTCAACAAAAGCATCAGGTGCAGAAGGATCAGCAACGATATCAGCAGCAGTTGCCAACATAAAATCATCGCCAACGATGTTTACCCCCTCACGGGTCATTTTAAGTGAACCAATACCACGAGAAGAAACGCCGAGTTTTACCCCTTCTTCTACAAGAGAAGAAGCAATCTTGCCCATGGGGGTGTTCAGAAGTTTTGCTTTACCGATAAAATTAGAACCACTCTCTTTTAAAGAGACGATTTTATGAGAAACTCTGTCAAGGTTGACGGTTGGACCATCAGGGTGACCGAGTTCGCCAAGTGCTCTACCCGCTTGAATATGGTTTTCGTTGTATCTACCGACTTCCTTACGGAGAGTCTCCATAGGATACATACGACCATTACGGTTTTTAATGTTGCCTTGAAGGAAAACTCCTTCAATATACATTGATTTCCTGCCGTTCTTCTGTTCGACAAGAAACTCTACGGATTCAATTTCTTCTCTAATTAGTTTCATGTCTTTCCTTAGTTTCTTTGTACTTGTTGAAAATAAACTGTCGCTGCTGCGCCTTCTGTCAAAGCAGAAAGTTTGACAGATCTTCTCAAAGTTGAATCGGCACTGTGGAATGCAGTAAGAATTCCTGCAGTGTTTGCGTTAACTGTGATAGAAGTTTGGAAGTTACCATCAAAACCAGCACTAGTATTAACTGAGGTTACTTCGACGTGATTAATTGCAGTAGTGTAGTCACCAAGATTTGCTGAAGAAAGAGTAACTCTATCCCCAACACCAAATGGCATTTGAGTTCCCTCGGGGCAGGTGAGAATTGTAGTAGTACCAGTGGTGATACCAACTACTCTTTGAGATGCCTTATTAAGGCGAATCTCTTCTGGTTCTCCGGTAATCACCAGAAAACTAGATCTGCTAGCTCCTCCTGATGCTACATCAACTGGTTCTGCATCAACATTAACAAAAATACTATCACCTTGGGCTACAACACGAATAGTATCACTCTGTACGGTGAACGCTGCAGAAGTATTAGCTACTCCAATAGCCAATGCAAGAGAAGACCCTGCTCCAATAGTTCTTAGTGCCATTATTTTTTATTAATAGTTCATTTGCTAGTGTTATTTATATTATTCTTCTTCCTCTTCTTCTACTTCATCATCAAGTTGATCGACAATTTCAGTATCATCTTCGATTTCATCTTCGATTTCGGCATCGTCACCGAATAAAGAGTTTGCTACAACTGGGCGGAATGCATCAACTCTTTCTGCTGTTTTTGAATACAGCATGTCTTTGATCGTATCGCTGATTTGAGATGGAGACTCATCACTCACCATCATATCCATTAGTTCATCCATTGTTTATATACTAAATGATCGTTTTTATTTATATTTCTCCACCCTTGGGAAGTTCTGGTGCTTCTGTTGCAGACCCATCAATTTCAGGTTCCATTTGAGTTTGACCTAAATCCATACCTGCGGCAGAATCAAAAGGTAACCCAGTTGTAGGATCAATTGTTGCAGGATCTGGGATGGTGCCATCCTTAATTTCTTTTTCAATCAGTTTGTCTTGTTCAATAATTTCCATGTCAGTTTGACGTAAAATGGTACGTCTTACATAGTCTTGTGAGTAGTATTTTCCAACATATGGTTCTGCAGTTTGAAGAAGAGCAAGTCTTTCATTCATCAACTCAGTTTCCTTAAGTTCGGAGAAGTGATTATCATAGAGGAAATCATATTGAATATGCTCACTCATTTTCTCCCAATCTTCTGGGGTAATGATGTTCTTAAGGATCAGTTGAGTCTTCAACATATCATTGAACATGTTGGAGAATCTCTTTCTCAAACGACCAACAAACTTGGTAAATTTGAGTTCATCTCTTAAGATCTCAGAAGATCTCCCCAAGTTAAACCCACCTTCTCCATCCATTCTCGATGGAGGGACGTTAAGTGAACGGTAGAGTTTCTTTTTAAAATACTCAATATCAGTGATTTCACCCAAGTTTTGTCCGCCAGGGAGAGTGGTGATTTCAGTTCCTCTTCCACCCTCACGCCTGGGAAGCCAGAAGTCCTCAAGCATTGCCATGTACTTTTTGTCATCACGGATCTCCCCGGTGTCAGCATTGTATACAAGTTTGTTACGATAACGCATCATCACATCACGCAGATATTGTTCTGCCTTGACCTTTGGAAGATTGCCAACGTCAATGTAGAAAATTCTACGCTCAGGTGCGCGAGATAATCTATAGATGACAAGAGAATCCTCAATCATTCTCAGTTGATTAAGTGACTTGATTGCTTTGTGAAGATAAGAAAGATTATTACCTTTGTTTCTATCTACAAGACCTGAGGTACAATAAACAACAGAATCTTTTGTCATTTTGATTCCCGTACCCTGTCCGCTTTGGGTTGGATTTGCCGTGGGGAATTGTATTTTTGGATTATAGATGAAATACTCTTCTAATTCAGGGAAACTATAATCTAACGGATTATCTCTCTGTAAGTTATTAAGTTGTCTAATTTGAATTGCTTTATCACCTGGTTTCTTTTTCTCTTGCCTAACATAACGCATTTTCATTGCGTCAATATAACGTAACTCTTGAATACCTTCTTGTGGATTCTTCAGGTCAATAATTTTATGATAGAAAATACGACCATCAACATACCAATTGCGATAAATTTCATGTGCTTTTTTATCGAAATCTAGCAGGTCAAGGATGTATTTGAATTCTTTACGAATTTTAGTTTTGATGCCATCGCTAGCATTTAGATGTGACAGTTCAATTTCTACTGGACTATCATTACTATCTGATACGACTGCTTCATTTACAATATCTTCAATGGCACTATCAACCTCAGGATGAAGTGCCATCTCACGATAGCGTTTGATTAATTCAAACTCAGTTTTGTATACGCCTTCTAAATCAACATAAGAACCAAAAAAACCACTACTAGCATAGTGGTCAGACCCATCCTCGTTGTTAGGAGGAATGGGTGAGACCGCACCGGTAGATAGTGGTTCAGTGTCCTCTATCGAGAACCCAAATAATTTGGACATAATTTATTACTGGTTTATCTTTCTACTATTTATCAACCGTTAGGACCGCCTGCATCGACAGCTCTAAATGTCTGTACTTGGAATTCTACAGTGAATTCTTCAATTGTATCGGTGCTATCATAGGAAACATCGATCTGTGAGACATTAGTTGGGAAAATGTCTACGAATTCATACTCTTTCAGAACAGAATTTCTGTCACCTTGGTTGGTTACGCTACCAGCACTCGCTCCTCTACCGAGTTGGAATACCTTAGCATTAACCATGTATGCAGATGGATCAGTTGCGCCAAGATTGTTATCCAATCTAGCAATCAAATCTGACCACTGTTCAAATGCATTACGGAGAGCAAACGTTTCATCGTTGATAACTGTTACCGTCCAAGTATCAATGGTTCTGTCTCCAGCAACCTTGAAAGTACGACCTCTGAAGGGAACATCGATGTTAGCGATGTTTTGAGCAGGAAGTGCTGCTGCCTTACAGAGAAATCTGAAACTGTCTGCGTCCCAAGCAATACCATTTGGTAAAAGCGGCATTTCTACTTCAAATAGATTGGGGCGTGCGCCACCCCCAATCAGTGCTGATTTAAATTGAGAAATAGTCTTGTTTTCTCTTGAAGTTGCCATTGTTTAATCCTCCTTTTGTTATTTAGATATTTTTATCAAACTCTGCCTGCTACTTCTTCAAAACTGACGCCAGTTCTGGTAGCAACAAAGGTAAGAGTGATGTAGTTAATCGATTTGGCAGGTTTTAAGAAGATGTCTGCTCTAAATTCATTATTATCAATAACATCGGGAGTGTTATTTGATGTGTCGCAAACAACAAGGAATCCGTAAACTCCTCGCTTCGCTTCAACATCTCTCAAGTAAGGTTCGACGATGTTTCTAAAGTTTGCTCTTGTTAACTCATCATTGAGTTCAAAGAGTTGTGCTTCTGCTGCACTTTCGAGTGCTTGCTCAACAGTAAGGAACAAGCGACGAACGTTGATCCTATCAAATGCAGATGCGTGACCAAGTGCAGTTTTATCACCGAAGAGGAGTGTTCCAACACCTGGTTTAGTAATCATAGAGTTGATTCTCAGAGGATAAAGTTGATCTCTCTGTGTTTTAGTTGGGTTGTATGCCAACTTAACAACGTTGTTAAGAACACCACGTTGCTGACCAGCAGGTGAGAACCAAGGATATGCGTTAATCGCTGTCCTTACCATCAATCCGGCAACGTCTCCGTTTGTTGGGACGAAACGGAACTCATTGTTGAATCTGTCATACTTATAAGCATAACCAGAATCAAACACACCGTAGGAGGTTGATTGTAATGGACTGAAGAAATCAATCAAATTGTTTGTCTGGGTTGTAGATTCAGTGACACCTACAAGGTCCGCTCTGTGGGGACCAATGACAGCCATACAATCTTTTCTTGCTGTAGCGATAGTAAGCAACTTACCTGCTTTTGCTTGAGATTCAGATTTGCTTCCCAAACCAGGACCCATGATTAAGAAGTCAACTGCTTCTTCATCTTTGTTGGATATTTTATCAATTGCAGTGTTGAGATTGCCAAGTGTGGCAGTCATACCACCGTTTATGTATTCTCCGTAGGCAGGAACACCAGCAGCATAGTCCTCACCACCTTTGAGGGTGTAAGTTACATTACCAATTCCGTTGAAGTTCGTATCTTGTGCATTTTGACCCCAGAGACCACCACCAGTTGTTACCTTGGTGAAGTCTGTTGAGAATCCAAGTGCTGTTGGTGTGGTTCCGTGGAAAGCATCAGCAGCACTAGCAGGACTCTTACCTGCGTAGATGTTAGCAGAACCGTCTGCAATGAACTCTTTATAGTAGATCTTGTCTGGTGCATTTACAGCAGAGATAGCGTCTGCTGCCTTAGAAAGATTGATATGCTTCTCAATGATATTACCTCTAATACCAGTGATTCCACCATTATCATCTACAACGGCAACGTGAATACCATCGTTCTTACCGTTTCTGTCAGAGACATACACGTTTGTGCTAGGTCTTGGCGCAACTTCTTTCCAATAAATAGTTGCGTTTTGAAGACCCAGAGTTTGCTGGTCATACCAGTCAAGGACAGATGCTGGAGTATGACTATCAACCGGATTAACACCAGTGGTATGCACACCAGAGTTGTTTATGAATCTGAGTGAATCTGAGGTGTCAAACGCCGCAAATGCAGTTCCCTGCTGATAACTAATCTTAGTTTCTGATCCAGCAGTATTAACCCTAGATACAACCTTAACAACAATCTCGCTGTTTCCGTTCGTTGCATCCGTGGTAACACCAGTGACGATACCTTTTAAGAATCCAGTAAATGCTGTGGTCGAACCGCTTCCTGGAATGGTGACAGCAGCTAAAGGAGCGGTGACTCCGAAACCAATCTGTGCGCCAGTTGCAAGAACATTGGTGGTTCCGATACCGATGATCTGATCGCCAAAATCATCAATTTGGCAAATCTTCAGTTCGTTACCCCAAGAACCTGGGTTCTTAGCAGCATAAGTAAAATCTTGTGCGTTGGTGTGGTTGTTCTGATAATCATCATAGTTCAGAACCTGCAGAGCATCAGTAGATGCCATACCAACACCAGCGTTAGCATTGTTCAGGTCATCATCGCTTGCTCTGATTACCTTAAGGACTCCTCCATAAGAAAGGAAGGATGCTGCACTCATCCAATACTCGTACTGACTATCAGTAGAAAGTGGTTTACCAAAAACGTTAATTAAATCTGTTTCGTTGGTAACCAGAATTGGTTCATTAACTGGTCCAAGTGGGAAAGGACCCGCAATTGCACCAATGTTATCTAGAACATTATCTGCTCTTCCTACTGTTAAGTCAACCTCCCTAACAAGTACTCCAGGAGATAATTGTGGAGTCGCCATGTTTTTCTCCGTGATCTCGATTTATCTAAGAATTATTTAGAATTATGAGCACTTTCAGGGGGGAAACGTGACGTGAATTACCAATCTGGGTATTCCCACCGTAAGTCAGACTTGGTTTTTGATTTTGTTATTCTTTTAATCGTGCATTCTTTACACTCATATGAGAATGAAGATGCTACTGGTCCTCTATCCTTTCTAGTTCTATAAAATCCATCGACTAAATTCTTTGTCTGTCCACAGACTCTACACTTTCTTTCAGTAAGCAGTAAGTGTCCTAACTTAATCTGCTTATCAAATTCCATTAGTGATATTCCCACATAAAAGATCTATCACCATATTCATCTGCTTTGAACCACCTATCACCGTCATTATCTACAAAACTGTTATCGTCTAATCCATCAGACATAAACCCAAATGGTGCCATGTCCTGTTCGATTTGATTCTTCTGTTCTTCATATAATCTCTTTCTAATGTCCTGGTCTGTGAGTTCTTTAAAGTAGTCTTGTTGAACTAACCAGGCATAGATGACAAGACACATTGCTAAGTCATCGTTACATCCCTCCTCTGCCTCAAAAGAATTACTCTTTGAAATAAAAGTTGTTAACTCTGAAATGATTTCATAATCACTGAATAATAGTTTACTTTCCTCAATCATGGTTTTAAGATTGAGAGAACCAACTTTTTTGACAGTCTTACTCATCTTCACGCCAAGTTGCGTTTTCTTGCCAGAGAATCCCTGTCCTACAATTTGACCTGCTCTACCACGCATTGAACACATGAGCAAGTTTTGATACTCAAGGTCATAGTTTAAGATTGAAGCAACTTGATCTCCAATATCATTTACCTCACATAAAACGAATGCATTATTATACTTCTTTGCTATCTCCCAAATAATATTGGGGAACAACATTGGTTTGATATCATTGTTTCTATACTTTGCAACAACCTTGTGTGGAAACTCTGTTATATCAACCACAACAAAAGCAGAGTAATCTTCACCAACTCCTCTTGCAACGTCAACAGTTATTACATAGTCGTGTTTTTGATCTGGATCTACATATACATCCAAACCAGCATTACTGATCTGTGGATTTTCATATACAAGAGTTCGTAATTTGCTTGGAGCAATGAGCGTGTCAATAGATCCAAGAAATTCACACTCAAACTCAATTTTAAATTGCTGCTCTGATGTATTAGCAATTGTCTGACGTTTCCATTTTTCGTCTCTACCTGGAACTTCTGACCAGTGAACATCAGTTGGGATATATTCATTTTTATCCTTTTCGGCATCATGCCACAGACGGTAGAAATGATTCATACCATGTGGAGTGGATACAATAATTACCTTGGTACTTTTACCAGAAGTAATAGTAGGATAAACAGAGGCAAAGAACGAGTCAGCAACGTGATTTGGGACGAAGGCGAACTCGTCGAGAAAGAGAATATTAAACGACATACCTCGGACAGCACTTGCAGACGTAGATGCTGCCAATATCTTGCTGCCATTTTCTAATTCGATGTTTCCTTTATTCCATGCAATAATACCCTGTTGCATCCATTTGGGCAAGTTTTCATATGCAGTTGCTAATCTTCCTAACAATTCTCTAGCAGTCGCTGCCTTGTTAGCAAGAATACCAATGTTCACGCTATCATTAAAAATTAAATAGTGTAAAAGATAAGATACGCAAGTTGTAGACTTACCAGTCTGACGTGGCATCTTACAAATATTAAATCTATTCTCGTGAAATCTTCTTATTAATTTCTCTTGAAAATCATAGGGTTTAAAGGGAACCAATCCTTCATCAAGAGAAACGATTTTTACGTAATTGCTTGAGAAGTAAACAGGGTCATCTTTACATCTTAAGAATTCACGGATTTGATCTTCCGTGAATTCTATGGGTGTATTTGCTTTTTTTAAATTGGGATTGCCAAGGTATACATTATCAGACATATATTAATCAGCAGTTCCAGGCTCTTAATGATTTATTGATTCTGCTATCTGGGTCATTAGCAGTTTTAGCAGAAGTCAATTTTTTCTTCATTCCTTTCATACGCGCACAAAAGCTCTTTCTACGAGGGTTTCCAGCTTTCTTTGAAGGTCTCTTAAGATCGCTTCCTGGATTCTGACGTTCATAACTCTTTCTTCCTTTTTCATTCAATCCACCCTCTGGGTTTTTACCGGACTTCTTTTGCCAGTCTTCAGTATGTAGGAGAGGTTCTCCTGGTTCAAAATCAGAAACTTGGAATGAGAGAAGTCTTGCACCTGGGTAGACTTTTTCAACTTGAGATTGAACGTCTGCTTTATTGGGAACAGAAGTTTGTGGGAAGAACATCTTCAGAGAGATGTAGTTACTTCTAAATCTAAAGTAAGCATTTACAATGTTACCAGTCTTTGCTGGAACTCTCACTGCTTCTTCAATTGCTGGGCATTCTTTGTTACCATGTACCGGACACTCTTCACCTTTGTGATTGTGCATACAACCTTTCTTTTCATCAATATATTCTACCTCTTCTTTTTTGGTCTTTTTGACACAGTTTGGATATCTCTTTCCAAACATAGTCTTCATACCTTTCTTTTCATATCCCTTCCAGCACTTTTCATCGAGTTCTGTTCTCCAATCTGAGATCTCAAACTCTTCTTTCTTTGTTTTAGATTTATTACCCCAGTTGGCAGCACCAACCTTACGACACTTAACCAAAGCACCTGAGGCATATGCAGAAGGCCATACAGAATAACGAGACTTGACCTTATGGTAACAAGCATCTTTGGTCCCTGCTTTTTCCTGGATTTGTGCTGATTCTTTCATTTTCTTTGGTTTGTCAGTTGAAACGTAAGTTGGTTTTGCTGCTCCTGTTTTTTGTGGTTGACCTGGATCAGCAGATCTCTTCCTTCTTTGAGCAGATTTTCTTTCAGATTTGCTCATGCTTGATCTCTTTGCAGATGACACACACTTAGGTGTTGACTTCTGCCCTGGTTGGCGAGCACAGGGTTTACCTGATACAACTTGAACCCAACCTTTCTTACCATCTTTTGATTTGGACTTACCAAACCAATCACGGAGACCTTCTTCACTTATACCATTACCACCGTTTCCGTTACCATTACCACCATTACCATTACCATTACCGTTTCCATTGCCGTTACCATTTTTCTTGGTATCATCAACGGAATGACCATTCTCTTTACGAAGATAACCAGAGCGTCCAACCATTTTAAATCCTTTGGGGATTGGTTTACACTTCTTATCGGTGTAACAATAATATTGTCCCTCAGGGCAACGACCATTCTTTTTTTCTTCGTTTACATCACCAGAAGTATCCTTCTTATGAAGACTCTTATAGAGATGTTTATGAAGAGGTTTTGCTCTATTCATAATCTTATCTTTTTCAGAATAATCTTGCGCTTCATTCATTTTTTTGGTCTTCTTCTTCATTGAGTTGATGAATTTTCTATAGACCGCTGCTTCTGAAGTCTTACCCATTTCTCTTGCTCTCTGTTCCATAGCAACTGCTGCCTGGATTTTGTGAGCATGAGATCTTGATGAATTGCGAATCTTAGAAACAGATGCTTTAGCGGTTGCAACGTCCTTGAATCCAAGTCCATGAATCGTGCCTTTTGGATTTTCATCCGTATAAAGGTCCGAGTGCTTTTTGGAGTTTGCTGGTTGACCAGATTTTCTTGGAATACGTGGGTTACTCATTTCTTTTTACGACCCGCACAGTGCGCTCTTTGGGAAAATCCCTTAGGATTAGAGCAATCAATACTCTTTTTATATTTATTACTCCAACCTTCTTGGAATTGACCAAAAGTTTTTCTAACCCTTTGATAGTTATTTTCGTCCATCCTATCTACAAACATCTTGGATGCTGCGACCATACTATCAATAGATGGACCATCGCTTGATTTACTCAAAGACAACTTCATAACGGGATAGACATTGGAAAATCTCCACTTTGCCTCTCCAGATTCTGCCGGAGTTTGATAGTCCTGTGATAAGTCATCAATGTCTGCAGGAAACAATCTGGGATCTGCTCCTGCCACTGGACCAGAAACATCAGCGGCGTTTGAATATCCATCACTTCCAACACTATTTGTGGGTTGTTCTGATAAGAACTGCTTAAAAGATTTCATACTTTTGTTAGCGTCTTTGAAATTTTAAATATCGTTGATGAACTAGAACTTGGAGTTGCTCTAACTCTCACATTACCAGAGTTAATGTCTGCATCAAATGTTGCAAGAGAACTAGATGTTGTTTTTATTGTCCCAAATTCTGACAGATAAACATTAGTTCCGTCGTGCAAAACGTTTAGTGTTGTCACCTGATATGATGTTCCTTGCGTTATTTGAATTTGATATTGTGCAGATCTAAAGATACTTGCACTAAAAGTATCTATATTAGACTCAGATGTAGTAGTAGTTGTCGCTGTTGCAGCTTCAAGTTTTATTATTGTGGTCTGACTACCAGCACCAATTTCTAAACCACTTCTAGCAGTGGCAATACCAATTGAATCAACATAAGTTACATCATCATAAGTTATTGTTCCACCAACACTCAGATTTCCAGTAAGAGTAAGACTAACTCCGGTTGCACCATCTGCTAATACTGTTGCTTCTCCAGTACCAGAAAGTGCTGTGCTTGCAATTCCAACCCACTTTGATCCGTTATAGATTAAAAGTTTATCTGTACCTATTCCTGTATCAAAACTTACATCATCAAGGTCTTTGATGAATCCAGCACCACCGCCACCAATGGTATAAAGTTGCTGTTGAATTCTATTGATGAATAACTTGTAGTGCTTCGCTAGATCTTCATGTGTAGCAAAGTTTTGATCAGTTGGAGTTAGGGGGTCAATATTAGACTCACTAGGATCAGGTTGAATAGGTCTGCTATTGATCTCTTCTTTTAAGACCTCTTGTTTACCCCTAATCTCTTCAACTATAATTTTTAAGGATCTGAGTCCATCTTTAAATTCATCTCTTACATCACTAATTTGTTTATCATAATATTTTACTTCAGGTAATTCTGAGATTTCCTTCTTTAAATCATTAAAATATCCCAGAAGCAGTTCATCAGTTTTTACACTTTCTCTGTTTACTTCTTTAAGATCTTTCTTAAGTGTCTGTTTAAGAAGATTATACTCACCGAGTAGTTGCTTCTTTAATTTTCTATCATCATCTTTAAACTCTTTATGATGACCCCACATACGCATGGAGGTCTCTTTGATTTCTTTCCAAATCTTTTCTTTTTCTGTATCAAACCTAGTATTGATACTTTCTCTTAATTCATTAAACTCAGTTCTAGTTTCAAATTCTTTTTTATCAAAGTGTTCTTCAATTCTATCCAGGTCATATTCAACCTTACCTCTCAGTCCCTCAACAGCATCATGGACTTTAACAAAATCATCATCGATGACACTGAAGGTCTTTCCAATCCATGAGAAATCAGGGACTTCATTTACCTCATTGACCCACTTGGGGAATGTAGGAATTTGATCTTGTACTTCTTGAACTGCTATTCTAAGAGACTGAATATCTTCTTCATAATATTTTGGTTCAGGTAATTCCTCAATATTCTGATTTACCTGCTCAAGGCGTTGTTCTAATATACTGATTTGATCGTCATAATATTTTATTTCTGGTATATCTGCAGCATTCTTTTCTATTACTTCTTTTACAAGATCAATCTGTTTACAGATTGCCTCTATCTCTGTTTCATAGTATCTAACCTCAGGTATCTCATCTCTTACCTGATTAATTTGTTCTGTTAGATTTTCTAATTCTTTATCGTAATACTTTATTTCCGGGATGTCTGGGATGTCTTTTCTAACATCGTTAATCAGACGAATTAATTCTGGGAATGGTGGAATTATATCTTTTACTTCCGCAAAAGTATTTCCATCAGCATCCTCTATAGTTTGAACTGCTTCTTCTATCTCTTCTTCTTCAATATAATCCTCAACAGAAGGTAATTCCGTTTTAACTTCTTCTGCTAAGTAATCTTCGACTGACGGTAAATCATTTAGATCTACAATATAATCATCAATTGAAGGTAAATCCTCTTTTGACATTGTATTAGTAACCTTGGTACTTTGGGATTTCTCTCCCCAGATTATTTATTGTCCTTTTGACTTTCACTCTTTAATAATTTTGCAAGATCTGCTGTAGATCCTACAAATAGAGCGTTGGTTACATTCGTTGGTCCCTTGGCGGATTCTTCATTGACATCCTTAAGTTCTTTCTGTAACTTCATTAACTTATCAGTTGCATCAGCGACGTTTTTAATTAACTGACCAGCAACTTCATATGCTCTTGGCATTTCACTTTCTTGCGCTAACTCTAAGATACCATTGAGTGCCTCTTGTCCTTTCTCAATGATACTGTAAAGATTACCACGAGTGTACTCATAATCTTTTTTTACATCATCTACAGATTCTCTCACCTTTTCAATTTTGTCTTTAACAACTTCAGATTGAACAACATCTGCTGAGACATTGAACTCATCATTTAATTCGTTAAATTGCTTTGTCATTTTCATTCTATAATTCCATCAAATCCAAAATCATCTCCCATTGGGATCAGATCATCATCAGCATCAGTAATTGAAAGAACGGCAGCACCTCTAACATGGTCTTCGATGGGTGTTCCATCTTGTCCTCTCTCAACTGTAATTTTTTTGCCATTAATTGATTTTACAAATAGTTGCTCATTGTCAATATCAATGTATGTCTTAGCGGTAATCCCGGATGCACTCTCAACCTCAAACACAGTGTCTGCAATAACAACATCTGTTGAAAGGTTAGTAAGGACATTTCCTGTATAATTTTTGATTGCCCTTGGAGTAACTCTGTATGTAATATCTCTGTCTGTGTTTGTAGTATCTGTTCCAGCAAGATAACTGATCCTGGAAGAACGAACGATATTTTTCGTTGCATCTGAAACTGGTCCAAACAAATATGTTTTTGCAGTAAATCTTAAAGTATAAAGTAAGACCCTACGTGTTTTAAAGTCTCCTTCATAATCATCTTGCATTGTTATGTTTTCTAATACAATAGGAATATCTCTTTTCTCGTTTATTGATCCAACTAAATTAACGGTGAGATTATATGCTGGTTGAAAATATGGTAAAATTTGCTCTACAATCTGTAAAGCATCATCATTTAATTTTGCCATGACACTCAGTTCAAATGCCATATTGTATGGAACTGGCATATAATTCTTTTTAGTATTGCTTTCTGACGTTGGATCCTTTACGGTAAACTGTTGTGTTGTAGTTACCTTTCTAGTGGGATCATAAGTCAATCCAGTAAATTCAAATGACATCCTGGGTAGAGACATCGCTGTAGATTTATTTAAATCTGCTGTCTGTTCGAGACGTGCCAAAAACTTTTGAGTAGGTCCATAAGCAAGAGGAACTTTGACAATACTTGTTGTATTATCAGATGAGTCTTTTTGCTGAATTTCTAAACCATTGAAAAGAGTACCAAAAGAAATAATGGTCTTTCTCAATATTTCGTTATAAAAATACTCAAACATTTTGGTTACCTTCTATACCTGTATTTATGGCGTACCAAAAGGATTTGATTCTGAGAAGTCTAATATTGCATCTGCCTCTAATTCAAAATTATCATTATCAGCATATCCATCATCAGCGGGACTAGTTGATGTTTCTAAAATCAGGTTAGTTGCGCCAGATGTTGCACCCGTGATAGTTTCTCCTTTGAGGAATATTCCATCAACATCATAGATATCCAATTCTCTAACTGAAGAATCCCATTTTCTAACTCTTGCAGTCGCACCAGAAGTTCCACCTGTAACAGTTTCGTTAAAACTGAAGTTTCCACTTCCTGACGATCCTGGTGATGCAATACTGATTGTTGGTGCTAATGTATATCCAAGACCAGTATTGGTAATATAGATCGCAGAGATGGTCCCTGCTGCGCTTATAACAGCGGTTGCAGCAGCAGAGACAGTAGATATACCTGTGAAGGTAATTGTAGGCGATGTAGTGTAACCTGAACCGCCTGAGGTGAGTGTTACAATACCGATAGCGCCCTCTGTACTAAGGACTGATGTTCCTGCTGCACCTGATCCTGTTCCATCTGCATTATTAGTGAAGAACTGAATTTTAGGTGCAACAGTATAACCTGAACCAGGGTTTATTAATGGTACACTTTGAGCAACCACTTGATTACCGTCAGGGCTTGCAGCACCCGTGCATACAATAACTCCTCCACGAGTAAACACTGTTGCAATACCAGTGACACCACTTGATGGCGCTGAAGATATCGCAACTCTTGGAGGAACAATATAATTAGATCCTCTATTTGTAATACCTATGCGTCTGATTGCACCAGTGACAATACCAGTTATAGCAGTTGCCTGAGATGCAGTTCCAACCAAGGTGAGTTTCTGAATACCCACACCTTGGAAAATAGTATCTCCATCAGCACCTTCAATTCCCTCAAGGGTGTCATCAATTTCATCTACACCTGTATCAATAATTTCATTTTCAATACGGAAGAGTTCGCATCTCAACTCATACACATAGTTTTTCTGTAGTTGATAAAATGGTTTCTCATGCTCAACATATTTAATTTCAAACAGACGATCTCCTAAGGGAAAATAAATTAAATCTCCCTCTTTTGGTCTTGTTGATAATTTAATATTTTCTTCGTTCTTTATCAAAGGAGAAATATAACTTTCAAACCTTTCCTTTGAAATAATGAGAGTTATCTCATTTGTTTGCTGTATTCCAAACTTAGACAACAACGTTGGACTATCTCCATATCCATCAAAATTTTCAACGTATGCTTCTATGGGATATGCATCATCAAACTTAGATTCAATTACCTCTCTTATAATACTATTTTCTGTAATATATTTTCTTGGCATGAAGTGAACTTCCACTCCATACATTCTTAATTGCTCGTTGATTAAGTCCTGAACAAGACTCTGTTCACCGCGAGAACCCTGTTGAAAAAATGGATTTAACATGATAATTAACCAATAAAGTCAAGGGGAGGAATTTCATAAGTGTTGGACATTTGCTCCCTAATAATTTCTAATTCTTTTTCTGCATCATCATACAACTGCCTTCCATTCAACTCAACACCACCAGGTAATTTAACACCTTGGAACTTGATTAAATTTTGACCCCACTGACGCTTCATCAATGCAGTAAGATATTTTTTCACAAAGAAGTCGTTGTATACTCTTGAGAAATCATTTGGATCTAAAAGTCTATAGCAATCAATAACCAGATAATCATCTACAATAACACTTGCCCAATCAATATCCAAATACAATCTATCTTGTCTTTGATTAAATCTAATTTGCTTCTCTGTTGTTAATGAAAAATCTAAATCTTCCAAATAACTCTTTGTCATTGCATAAGTTAAAATTTCGGTTGAACCGAAATAATACATGTCATTTAAAAACAACTGATACTTGACACTGAACATATTACTAGTTGCAGTGTTAGCACCGTCAAATCTAAAAATTTTACTTATACCAATAACCGCTGGTGGAATTTGGATATAGTTGCTGTTTTCCTCGTAAGAAAATGTTACCGCAGTTCCAACAATAGTTGACTCTGCAGTTGTTGTGACAATACCGATAGGATTGGTAGCAGCTTTACCTCTTCCCCTATCAATATCATCTTGTGTTATTTTATATTTTAGGTATGTCTGAATAACGCCATCATAATGTCTTTCGTGGAAATATTGTAAAGCATCATCAACCAAATCTTCTACTTGTTCATCGGCAATATTAATCTCCAATACAGGAGCACCTAACTGCCTCTTGCAATAGTTTATGAGTTGTGCCCTGTTAGATGGTTGTGCCATTTATGATATACTATCTTTTAGTATTTATAGTGTGCTTATAGACGACACCCCTGGTCGAACAAGAATATTACCATTAACTAATGTATATATGGTACTACCAGAACCGACTATAAAATCATAGACGTATCGACCTTCAGTTAAAGACTGAGTTGTTGTACCCCCAAGAGAAATGCGAACTTTTCCTGCGGCAGCACTAGTAAACCCAACAACAAAGGTTGCTGCAGGAAAAGAAGTTGATCCAACGGCAGTACTCTTAGTCATTTGTGATGACCCAGAGTAACCTGTAAAATCAAAGGATGTGTTTGAAGTTGTAACTACCTCAAAATCTCCATTAAAATTTGCTCCACCTAAAATAGTAAAATTAGCAGCTGGTGATGAATCTGCATTTGGATCAAAGGTTATCTTTTTAGTTGCCATCCGTCAGTCCTATGATTTGCATTGTTTCCTGCTGTTTATAATAAAGTTTACAAAAAGACTTTGCAATATTACGGAGTTCTTCACAGTCATCACAACTATCTATCTCTGTTGCAACTTGAGTATACGCAAAATTTTTGGACAAATTTTTAATTTCAATTTGATCAGGATTCATTTGATAATCTCCTTTAAGAGCGACTTGATTTCATTTAAATCATCTTTGATACATGATAACTCATCTTCAAGATCATGCACTTTTTGAGTTTCACTTTTTTTGATGTTTCTACGAGAAATATACTCCTCGTATTTACTTTTGTTTGTATTAATGATTGCATTTGTCACAGGATCTCTGACTAAATCAGAATGACCCTCTACTCTTATGTCTTCCATATTATGCTAAAGTTATTGTTCTCAGTTCTTTAATTCTTGGAGCGTATGCCTGATTGGTAGAAGTAGCAATCAACTTAATACGATAAGACTTAAAGGCAGGTAAATTATCAACACTGAACTCATGCTCTTTGAATGTCAAATCTCTAGATAGGAAACCCTCTGATGCATTCGCTGGAGGAACAACTCTATCTGATGATCCATCATTATTTGAGGTATACCCTGGGAATGCTTCAAAGATCGGTGTAAATCCTTGATCCTCACCAATTGCATAGAATGCTCTTATATCATTAAATTGATTAATGTGAGCAGTAAGAAGAATCTTAATACTTGTCGCAGAAGTTTCTAAAGTATTTTCTCCAGAGATATATTGGAATGCATTGGGATCATCATCAATCGAATTGACCCTATTATCCTCAGCGTAGTTTGAAATTGGTGCGTCAACTCTGTTTGAAACAAGGATAGCACTCACTCTTTGCGCGTCAATAATTGGACTTAAACGAGAATCAGAAGACTCAAGTGAAATTGACATGTTGAATGAACGATCACCAGGCAATTGTTGTAAAATCGCACTATTTGTTTCATTTACTCTAGATGCAATAATTCTTGGAGATGAGAAGTAATTTGTTGCGTTGAGAGTTACATCTTCAGTACCAGCATTGTTAAACGGAACTGGTAAGTTTTGACCAGAACCATTACTAAGGTTTGATCCTGTTGTTGTTCTGACTGTTGCGCTAATGGTTGTTCCTGGAACAGTTACGTTTTGAACGGAAGGAACAATGGCCTCAAATGGCATGTTTTGAGTCGCTTTAATATCATATCCACCATCAGACTTTGTTTCATTATAGTAAAGCACTGGGAAATTAGTTCCTACACTTCTATTAACTCCATCAGAACTCATATCAACTTTAATTGTATATGAATCAAATCCAATTGGATTGGAGAGAGTAGCATCATTCAATACGTGTGTTTTGTTAACTCTTCGTAGAGAAACTCCACCCATTTCATATTTGTATACGGGTGTTCCTACAACATAATTTTTAGAATTAGATCCTCTAGTAATACCACTAATTGTTCCGGTAGATGTGTCAGTGTAAGTAAGAATTTCATCACCAATTTTTACATAACCAGCAGTTGTCGTTCCAACACCAATATTCTCAAATGTGCTAAACTCCGAAGAGTTTTCTACAAGAAGGTCAGCAGTTGAATCTGCACTATATGGTGAGGTTAATTTAGTTGGTACGACATCACTCTCTACACCAGATATTGTAACTCTATTATTTTCATGGTACATACCATGGTTCTTATGGTCAACAATAAGGTGAAGACCATCGTTATTACCAACTGCTCTAATTTCTGTTGGTGTTACATTACCGTTAGCGCCATTCAATGTTACTAAAGAACCAGAACTATTTGTAAACTGTAGAGTTTTACCTACGCCAACTTCAAAATCTCCCTGAACATTATCAAATATAATTTCGTTTGTGCTAGCAAGTGATACAAGAGAGAATCTTGCATTTCTACCTGCTGGATTGTTACCAAGACTACTAATGCCAAGAACATCACCGACAACATAACCAGAACCACCGTTAACAACGGTTGCTCCAACAGCAACGCCATTATTAACTGAAATATTAGCAGTTAGATTCTGACCAGATCCAGTAATACTCGTCAAAGCAACTCCGGTATAAGTCAGTGCGCCGGAACTTGGAGTGTAACCAATTCCTGCATTTGTAATTGTCAATGCGCCAGTTCCAGATCCAGCTGATCCCACAAAGTTACCGGTTGCATTTGATCCCTGCTGTGAGAAAGTATTTCCAATTTCAAGAGCATTACTTCCAAAAACAGTTGTTCCTAAACCAACTCTAATTTTCTTAGAACTGATATTGATGGAGTCAGGTTGGAGAGTTGGAATCTGTCCATTACCTTCTCCAAGAATTGGGTTATAAACCTCAAGTGAACCATTCTGCACAAAATCTGCGCGACGTATGGTGAACTTAAGATCCTCCCATTGACTTGGTTCCCATGTAGAAGCATTCTGTGATTTAAACAGAGATCCAAGGTATGGTTGGTTGGAGATGAATTCATCAGTCAAAAGATCAGATTCTCCAACTCTAGAAATAAACACTCTATATTTTGTAGACCAAGAGGCAAGTGTTATTGCATATTCTCCACCACCCTCAAGGTAAACCGGTGCTTTAAAATTAAATGTAGTTGGTACTGTTCCATCAGCAGAAATATTGATTTGATCTGGTGTTAAAATAATTTCAGAGAAGGGAAGAATCTTCTGAGTTGGAACACCATTTTGCATGGTACGAATTTGGAATGTCATGGGAATATCCATGTCATCCTTGGTCTGGAAGAATACATCGCAACTTGTAACAAATACACCAGTCTCATCTAAGACTTGGAATGATTGCGCTAAGGGATCATACCACTCAGTGACGGTAGTTTCGGTGGTCACTGAATCAATTACAGTGCTTGCTTTTGATGAACCAAAAAAGTCTCTTCTTGCTTTGCTTTCAGTTTCATGTCTAATTTGAATCTCAGCATTTCTAACAGAAACAATTTGCTCTTGAACAGTTTCAAGTGTTCCTTTTGCAGTATATTTTTGCTCACCAATGGTAGATGCAACATTCTGATCATTATTAGAATCATCAACTAATGTGAAAGTTTTATCTCCAGTTTCAAACTTGGGATTCCCTCCAATATTTGGATCTGGAATATAAAAACTTCCTATCAAAGTTGAACCCAAGTCTGACATCAATCTTAGACTTGAAATGGTTGCTTGTGCTCCACTGGTCTGACCAACGAGAACCATGTCTTTAGCGACATATCCAAAGTATTCACCTTGTGCTTGCAAAGAAAGTGCATAAGTATCAACATTCAGAACTGATGATGTTGAAGAATATGTTTCGGGTAACACATTTCCTTGACCTGGAACTTGAACTTGACCAGGAGTTCCTAAGAATGTTTCAACTGCAGTTGGAGAAACTTGGGACAGATATGGATTATTTCTATAGACTTGAGTAGGAGCATTGAATGGACCTTCTTTATGATTGGCTTGAGCAACTCTAAATCTAATTGCAGGTGTTTTAGATCCTCTGTTTCCTAAACCAGTGCCCTCCATTTTACCAAAAACTGTCTCTCCAACCTGAAATACACCAGAAGTCATTGTAATTTCTAACAACTTTGGAACACAATACTTACTTACATCTCTAGAGTCAAAGAATGGATATATTCTAGTAAGAGGTCTTACTTTATTAGCGACAAATTGTATGTTTCTAGAGCGCATTAATGCGATGAGATCTCTACTAATAACTCTGTCACCCATTGAAGTTTGATCGAATCTCTCAGTAATAAGAGTTTTCTGACCTCTTCTATTATCGGTTCCAATTCTGAATGTATCAGTTATGGTGTCTTGGAAAGTTGTGGTTGTGGAAGATTCAGTCCAAGTGCGAGTCAACCTTCTTCCTCCACGTCCTTGTTGATGACGTTCTCTAACAACAGTTCTTGCTCCTCCACCACCAGGACGAGTCTCTGTTCTAGTTCCACCATCTCTTTGAGTTTGCTCTGTTCCAGTCCATGTGGTTTGCCAAGAATTCCATTGAACAGGGAAGAATCCAGTTTGTGGATCAGCTTCACCAAATCGTCTTGTGGCTTTTGCCATTTCTTCTGCATAATTACCCTCAGTTTGGACAATTTTTGCTTCAACTCTTGCAGTATCAACCCATGTATCTGATGAAGGACTTAGTTCAACAGATGCTTGCCAAAAACTAACTAAGAAAGGTGTTATACTTTCAGTTCTTGTGGCAAAGTTTTGCTTCAACCACTCAATTTCTGTATAATCTAGGGTAATAATATCAGAAGAACGCTTAATATTTTCTCCATCAGGTGCCGTAAATCCAAGATCAGTTTGTGTAGTGACACCCTCTACAGGTTCAACTGTTAAGTCAATAGAGTTTGTAAAGTGCCTTGGACGCAATTCTCTGCTTTGAACGTCTAAAGAATTGTTTATTGGAGCATTGGTATCTTGTGGTAAAAGAGTGGTAAAATCATCAACAAAGAAACCAGACTTAAATCTGTTTAACCCCTCAGAGTCAGCGACAAATAAACTCTCAGTATTAACCTCTAATAAAGATAAAGTGGTATAGTATTCTAAACTTCTAATTCTATCCTCAAGTTTTTTGATATCGGACATGCGATATCTCTTATGCTCTAAGAAAGATACGGTTGCATCCTCTGTAGAGAGAAGATATGGTTGTAATTTTACTGTAGCAATTTCTAATGCGTCATCTAGTGGAACTGGTCTTTCAAAGTTTTCTGATGGAGCACCTTGTTGAACCTGAAGTCTTCCATTTTTTGTCATGAAGATTCTATCATATCTTCCAAGATAGAATGAAAAATCAAGGTTAATTGATTCATCAGACGCTAAAATATTTGCTACAGAATTACCACTACCATTGTATGATCTTCCTAAGAATTCCAATGGAGATCTAGAACTCTCTGAAACTGTATAATCAGAAACTCTTGGTCTAATATCAATTAGATCAGTATTTCTTTCTCCATTGACAGTTTGAATCTCAAGATCATAATCGAATGATTCATAAGAATTTTTGGTGATTAAATCTCCATCATCAGTGTCCTCGAAATATGCATTAGCAAAATATACTTTTAATTGTCTAGTTGGTGGTCTCGCATTAGACTTTCTTTTTAAGAAACCTTGACCATAGATAGATGATTTCTGTCCAGTATTAAATTCAAAGTGATTTGAAATTGCTCTACTAAGAGTGTTTAATGTCGTCAGAGTTGCAGTGATATTTGACTCAGAAAAGACTATTGTTTCTCCCTCAGTGAAGTTTATATCAGTTCTAGGAACATATGTAATTTGACTATCAGTTAGTTTTTCTGTATATACTGCTCTAGCGCCAGATGATTGACCTACTATAAACTCACCAACAATTAAATCTGAAGTTTTACCTGTAAAACCGCTTATAGCAGATAATGTTGCTTGGGGTGCAGATGCTGCAGATGTATTTGTAGATTCATAAACACCAAGTATTCTGATAATATCTGGTTTGTTCAGAGAAATTCTTTCATCTTCAACTCTAGTACCAAACGGGAAATTACCAAAAGTCAAACCATTGTTTAAAGTTGTGCTTCCTGTTCCTGCACCAGAATTGATTGATTTGTCAACAACTAAAGTGTTTACTCTATTCTGTCTTTTAATTTTTTCTTTTAAACTAGACTTTCTTAAAGTTACAAAAAGAGTTGCTCCAGTATCATTAGCACCTAAGTTATTAATCTGAAGTTCTTTTCCACCATTAGTGAATGAGAATCTATCTGCGGTTAATTCCTCAGTTGCACCATTAGATCTGATTAATGTATATCTTTCTTCATCAAACGCCAAGAACGTTTCATTTGCACCTGCAGTAACTACAGCAGAAAGTTTGTTGGTTGCAATATTGACAGTGAATGTTTTTCTAATTATAATATTAGAAGAAATTAAATCAACATCAGATATAAACTGCTTTGGCATTGTTGTGTACAGTGCATTTGCATCAAGATCCTCAGCAGATGCTGATAATTTTGTACCAACAATTTTTAAATCATTAATTGTTCTAGCAGTTGGTGGGAGATCTCCGTCTAAAACTCCAGTAACTGTAGTAACACCAGTGACAGTAACATCACCGGCATTAACACTAGTAACTCTTGCACCAATTGGAGTAGCAGAATCAGTAGTTGTGAACTTTAAAATACTTCCAACTTTTACTTTAGATAAAAAATTAGAAGCGGCAGCTGCGGTAATTTTAGGAGAACCAGCACCAACTGTCGCTGTAATTGAAGATACTCCAACATTTACTAAGGTATCCAGTACAGTATCAGCAGTAAATGTTACCGCAGCACCAATGCCTCCAGGTAAACTTGGACCACCGTAGACTGATTTGATATCAGATATTCCAGCAGATGTTATTGCAATAGCAACCCTAGAGTTTTCAATACCATCAAAAATTAGTGGTTCATTGAGTACAAAATCACCACTTCTTTCATATACTGTTAAAGCTGCTCCAACAGAAACATTTTCTCTTAAAAATGCAGTCGCTCCACTATATTTTCCTTTGACATGAACCGGAACCGTTAATGTAATTGGTTCATTCAGTGTCATATGAGAGAATGTTTGAATATCATATAGTTGAAGATCCCACTGATTAACATCCGCATTAGTAGCACTGTATGATCCACTTTCCAGTGCAAAATCATACACTCTAGCTAGACCAATTTCTTTTCCAGATAAAGTCTCTGAACTAGATCCAACTCTCCTATCTCTTAAACTTAAAATATAAGTATTACCAATTCCTGTTGTCGGTGCACCGAAAACTTTATTTGTTTTAAAAGTTGCTCCAGTATTAAAAATAATTTCTTGTTTTTCTAGTTTTTTAGTTGTTCTTGGTTTTGATACATCAAGATATGTGGTATTAATTGTTTCTACTTCATATCCTTTTACGAAAGCTTTACCTGGAGAAATTTCATACAGAGCAAGATCCTCAGATGCTAAAGATCCACCCTGAGTAAATCTTCCTTCTGTATATACCCCATTAGTGCTAACGCCATCGTCTAACGAGTCTCTAACAGTCACATCAAACGGCATGACGGTATAATCGCCAGACTCTGCATATGTTCTGCGTGCTAGTTCATCAGCAATAATGCTATATTCTGTATTTTTTACTTGAGAATCAAGCACACCATCTCTAATGGTTGCTAATTCTATGAAGTCAGAATCATTAAAATCATCTAAAGACTTAATTGTTAAAGAACAACTAATTTTTAAACGGTCTGCTCCAGGAGAAGCAAAATTATTAAATCCTTTTGAATTATCTGTAAGATTTTCATCAGTATCTGAGTTTACAATTTCCTCTAAAACCTTAAGACCAACTCTACCACTTGCATTATTTTGATATTGAGATAAAATTAAAGTTTCGTCAGAGACATTTACAAAATTACCTCTAATAAAATAAACACCATTTGAAATTGAGAACGCTGACCCAGTTGATGTTGCATTCGTGGAAATTGTCGAACAGAAAGATTCTCCAATAGGAATGAATGGATTATTTAATGGACCAGAAATTATATCAACGTCAGTAGCTAAGAGTTCACCATCTAAAAATGTTTTTATTTCAGAATCTTGAACACCAGAGGACAAATATGAAAGGTAAAGAGTTAAATTGCCTCTCTCAGAATTTTCAGACTTTAATATATTTTTTACGTATGCTGTTACACCAGAAGTTAAACCAATTACTTTTCTATCTACTAGTTGATCAATATAAAAATCAACAGGAACACCCAAGTGAGTATTATTTAACTCAACTGCTTGATATGACCTAGAATACGCAGTGTTTCCAGGAATAACCTTTGCACCTTCTTTGAAAAAGTGCTGACCAAATCTTTCAATTTGATTTTGAAGAATAGATTGTAGACCAGTTAGTTCTCTTGCTTGAACTGGATATCCTGGTTTAAACAAGACTCTATGATAATTATCATTAGGGTCAAAATCATCAAAATATGGAGATACATTGAGATTGGTTTGTTGAGCCATGGTTGATTAGAATTGCAATATGATTTTGATATCTTCCTTCTGGTTTGAAGATCTTGTTATGGCAGGTCTGTTGTCAGTGTAGATTATTTCACCTGAAAATTGTTTAACCTCAGGAGTAGATACTCCTCTATTAAAAGTTTGACCCAGATAATATGTCCTATTATTTATGACCGTTGACAGACCTGAGAAGTCGTCCAGGGTGAGACTTACGCTTCCTCCAGTAATTGTCAATGCACCGCCAGTATCTGGTGAACCAGAAAATCTGTTTAGATTATAACCAAATGAGGGATTAGTTTGTGCAACTCCAACAGTAGTAAATCCTGCAAAAGTTCTCTCTTGCCATAGTTTTAAAACACCAGTAACTTGATCATAACTAACAACTTTACCTATGGCAGTAACACCAGTACCAATTGTCTGTTGAACAACAGTATCCTCTGTAAAAATTGCTGAACTATAACCAACTCCAGTTAATCTGAGAGCATAGACTCCACTTGCTTTATCTAGTGTTAAAATTTGATTACTACCAAATGCCAAAGGATTTTCTACAATTCCAATTCTAGCAATTTCATTACCCGTGATGAAATCTGGATTTTCCACATCATTCTCAACCCTTGAATATAAAAGAACATTTGTTGCACCAAGTTCTCTATTGATATCCGCACCATGTCCACCTTTAGGAGGAATAATTACATTTAAAACAGGAAACTCATTAGGAGAGGGAACACCTCCTGCAATTAAATCTACATTACCAAAAGTATAACCAGATCCCTGATTTGAAACTACAATACCACCTATTTTTGAATCGTTATTAATTGTTACTGTACACTCTGCCCCAGAACCATCACCTTTAATGGGAACTTTGGTATAAGTTCTATTTGCAGTTCCTATTCCAACTCCACGATTTTCGATAATTACAGTTTTAAGTCCACCATCAACAGCGTTATCTCTTACAGCAGCATCATCACTGCTAGTCTCCCAATTTGAGGGAACTGGCATGTAATCAGTGCTGTCAAATCTAACAATGTCTGATGGTTTGATAGTATACAAATATTTCCAAATATATCCATCACCACTGGTTCCTGCAGCTCTTGGTTCTAAATCAGTAAACCTTGGTTCATCCAGTGATGGTCTTCCATTTACATTTTCTGGGTCAGTTCCATTCTGAAGACAGATGTAAACTCTATAATCGCTATTTAAAACAAAATAACTTGAGGAATATAATGAAGTTCCGTTAGAGTTTTTAGGAGTATTGTTTATGCTATAATCATGTCTATAATAATCATAAGTTCTACCAGACGCCCAGACATTTTTTGATACTACTTGTTTAGCATCATCTGAGGTAATTTTCTTAAGTGCAATTATAGTATCCCATGTTGAATTTTCATTGGCAAAATTGTCAATAGGTGCCGGAGGATCATTATTCCAATCAGCATTAATTATCGTTGGATTTGGAAGTCCGACGAAACTATAATATGCTTTTCCAACCGTATTGAATCCGGCTACAAAATTCTTAGCATTCAATATCCTTATCTGATCAGTTATAATGGCAGACATTTTTGTAATTTTTTAGTTATTTATTAGGTTACAAACCCAATCGACTTGTATGCGGTTTGTCTTATAATGTATGGTCCAGTCTTAATTCCAACCACACCATTAGAAGTAATGGCATCATAGGACTTAAATCCAGTTCTCTCACTGAATAA